AGGCCGTGGGTGGAAAAAGCCGCTGAGCAGTGCATACAACAGCGACAGACGGTAGTGATGATTGTGCCAGAGGATATGTCAGTCGGATGGTTCAGCAAGGCTCTGGAGAGTGTCGACGAAGTTCGCATCATCACTGATGGACGGATTAATTTTATCGAACCATCGACAGGGCTGGAGAAGAAGGGAAACAGCAAAGGCTCCATGCTGCTGATTTGGCGACCGTTCATCAGTCCTCGACGAATGTTTACTACTGTATCCAAAGCGGCATTGATGGCGATCGGGCAGGGCGTCAGGAGGGCGGCATGAGGCGACAGCGACGAAGTTTCACCGACATCATCTGCGAAAACTGCAAATACCTTCCAACGAAACGCTCCAGAAATAAACGCAAGCCAATCCCAAAAGAATCTGACGTAAAAACCTTCAATTACACGGCTCACCTGTGGGATATCCGGTGGCTAAGACATCGTGCGAGGAAAACAAGGTGATTGACTAAAATCGAAGTTACGAACAAGAAAGCGTCGAGCGGGCTTCAGTGTACACTGAGTGGATTCTATCTAGGCTTAGTGCATACAGAAGATTGCTGGTAAAGGACATGCCAGGCAAAACGATGAGGACTGATATTTATGAAAACATCTGATTTTTTACTGTTCTTGCATGCGGTACAGGAAGGGCTTTGACCGGGCATTTTATCGTGAATATTTTCACTTGGTATTTCTTTGGTTTTAGAGATTACTTCACTCGATGGGTTTTAAATAGTTTTCGTCGGTTTATCGGGTGCAAGCCTGATATGAGAATTTATAAAGATGAAAAGAATTGATTGTTAATGTGTTATGAGGTTTTTTGTTGTGAGTTTGTAATTTGCTTTTATAGAAATACATTAAGTAAATATAATTAAATATTCAAATTGTATATGTATGCGACATGTTGGTGTTTGGTCGCATACACTGTTGAATATTTGGCTAATGTTATATCAATGTAGAGTTAAAGTCTAACACAACATAGACTCTCTATATGCTAACGTCTTGACTATAACTGCAATTATTTTTTCATTAACTTCGTTACCCATGCTTAAACACGAAATATCTTTCTCATGAGTTTTGTTCAAAAATATCAAGAAATTTTTCATTTCGTTTGGTAATGTATTTAGTTCTGTTTCTGAGAATCTTTTTTCATAAATCTCATCGATTTTATGTTTGCATGTTTCTGATTGTGATGTATTTAAAATGGCTCTTTCTCCTTGGGTACAGGAGTTTATAACTTCTTTCAGTATTTGTTTTTGGTCTTCTGGGGATGTTCTTTGTCCATTGAATGCGTAGGATATCCTGTCTTTTGTTTTGAAAAGTGGCATGGTTATATTTTTTGTATGCTGGAGGTCAACACAAAGAGCTATTGCCTGAGTATTTAGTATGTCCGGATTATGGGAGTAAGTTGATCTTTTCAAAGCATTAGCACTTGCTGATGCCCCTTCATATGGATTTTGATGAAATAATAGATTTAGTATGTTTACGATGAATAAAGACATCATTTGTGGTGGTGTGCCTTTCTCAAGAGAGCGCATGATTGCTCCCGATAAAGAGGACATCAGACTTAATCCTTGTGTTAATACCCGCTGGGTGGTTTTAAAGGCCGCTTCTTGCGATATAAATCTCTGAGCAGAATTTGGGTTATCAGAAGAACCATGTTTATAAGCTTTATACCATGAGTCACCTAATATAGCTAAGGCCAATGGTATATCAGCATAACTCACTCCCCTACCTATAGTTCTTACTATGCTACCTGTTTTAACTGCTCCATTAAGCATTAACAGTGGTGACATGGTTAGTAATGTACTTGTTAAACATAGAGTAAATCGTGCTATAACCGAACCTGTTATTTTTTTATTACTTATACAATACTTAACTTCATCTATTAGTTTAGGATATTGATAGAATATTGTTGGTGCATGAAATAAAGTTGCTGATAGTAAATCACCAAGTATGCGTACCTGGGTTATATCTAGTGATAATACATTACTTAAGAATGCTTCTGTATTTATTGTTGGAGAAGGTGATGTATATAAAGATGGTTGTTGAGACTGTGAAGGTGATTTGTTATAGTCGCCATTAAAAAATAATGCCTGTATGAGCAAGTGAATGCTGATTCCGCCTCCGGCTCTGAACGCATATGGAAGTATCTGTTCGATTTTATTGTGTATGGCCATATAGGCTTTATAAAAACATCCTGACTGATTATATACCTGATGATATTGATCGTTCAGAACTCTCATAAGATGGAGAACAGTTTCTGCACTCTCATTCTCTTTTGGTATAATTTCATGAATGATGCTGTCCAGTTGATATTTTTGCTTGCATGTTAGGATTTTTGTAATTCTTTCATCGATTTCAATGCATATTGAATTATTTTTATCGGATAATAACAAATCATTTTCCTGTGTATTTGTTTGTATCTCTTGTGGGATATTAATTACCACATCCGTACATGTTCCATCCACCTCATTTGTCTTTATGTTGTCAAGAAAATCATTTAACGTCAGTTGAGAACCCAATTCATTAATGTAGTCCAATGATGACGTAGAAGAGCTATTATCAAGAAAATCGTTCAGAGTGAGCTCGGAGTCGTTTCTTGTTATCGGATATACATTTGTGGAAGCGGCTAATTTAATACTCCGGTTGCTGGAGGTAGAAGCTGTTGGTTCAGAGGTTGACGAACACTGCATGTCAATGCATACATAACCTTTATTTGAAGTTGAATTTGGAATCAAGTTTCCTCCTGAATTAATGGTTTTCCATAATACTAACTATTGATAAAAATATTTTGCATTTCATTAAAATAAAAAATCCCATGGAAAATATTTTTTGTTAATTATTACATACAGCACATCAGGTCGTCAATATAGTCTAACTATAGTTATCACTAAAAACTTGCCTCGATTTTAGATTTTTCCAGTATTTGTAGATATTGCACTGAACACCGAATACGTAGCAGAGGGTGTCTACACGATAACATGCTATGAGCTACCATGTTGTCGAAAAATTGTTTAGTGAGTATGACATCAGGAATGTGGTGGTCTGTTTTAATATTTCTATTTCTATTTCTATTTCTATTTCTATTTCTATTTCTGTTTCTATTTGTTGTGATTTTTTCTTTAGTTCATGTATTTCGATTTGTTTCTGAATTATCGGGGGTAGTGTCTTCCCTTTTCCCTGAGGCTTATCATGCAGTTATTTTCGCCATCTTGGTATTGTGGAAATACCGACATCCATAGCTTTGGTGAGCTCTGTTCAGGTGGCCAAATTCAGAAAACCATTACGGAGGAAGAAGGCGATGGCTAAACCAGCGCGAAGACGATGTAACCGTAAAAGAGAAGATTTAACTGTTAAAAGGATATTTGAGTTACTAAGTTTCGATAAATCTACCGGGGTATTTAGATGGAAAGTTCCCACTCAGGGAAGGATAGCATTAAATAGTGTTGCTGGAACTTTTGATTCCAACGGTTATTCAATGATCATGATAGATGGGCGTAGATATAAAACTCACGTCTTAGTTTTTTACATAACTCATAATCGTTGGCCTGCTGGTCAAATTGACCACGTTAATGGAATTAGGACCGACAATAGGCCAGAAAATTTAAGAGAATGCCTGCCAATAGAAAATTCAAGAAATATAAGGATCCGAAAGAATAGCAAATCAGGTTGCAGAGGGGTTACTTGGCACAAACGACAGAAAAAATGGAATGTTAGGCTAGGATTCCATGGAAAGAGTAAACACTTCGGATGCTTTGATGATCTGGAGTTAGCGGTACTAGTTGCTGAAGAAGCCCGAGATAAGTATTACGGTGATTTTTCCGGCAACGAAAGGAGCACTTATGCGAATCTATCGAAGGAAATGTAAATGTTGCAATGAATGGTTTATACCAAAATATCAAAATCAATATTTGTGTAATGAGATTTGTGGAACCAAGATAGCACTCGAACGACGAAGTAAAGAACGCGAAAAAGCGGAAAAAGCAGCAGAGAAGAAACGACGACGAGAGGAGCAGAAACAGAAAGATAAACTTAAGATTCGAAAACTCGCCTTAAAGCCCCGCAGTTACTGGATTAAACAAGCCCAACAAGCCGTAAACGCCTTCATCAGAGAAAGAGACCGCGACTTACCATGTATCTCGTGCGGAACGCTCACGTCTGCTCAGTGGGATGCCGGACATTACCGGACAACTGCTGCGGCACCTCAACTCCGATTTGATGAACGCAATATTCACAAGCAATGCGTGGTGTGCAACCAGCACAAAAGCGGAAATCTCGTTCCGTATCGCGTCGAACTGATTAGCCGCATCGGGCAGGAAGCAGTAGACGAAATCGAATCAAACCATAACCGCCATCGCTGGACTGTCGAAGAGTGCAAGGCGATCAAGGCAGAGTACCAACAGAAACTCAAAGACCTGCGAAACAGCAGAAGTGAGGCTGCATGAATATCTACGAAAGAATTGATGGCAGCAAATACCGAAATATTTGGGTAGCTGGCGACCTGCACGGATGCTACACGAACCTGATGAACAAACTGGATACGATTGGATTCGACACCAAAAAAGACCTGCTCATCTCGGTTGGCGATTTGGTTGATCGCGGTACAGAGAACGTCGAATGTCTGGAATTAATCACATTCCCCTGGTTCAGAGCTGTGCGTGGAAACCATGAGCAAATGATGATTGATGGCTTATCAGAGCGTGGAAACGTTAATCACTGGCTGCTTAATGGCGGTGGCTGGTTCTTTAATCTCGATTACGACAAAGAGACTCTGGCTAAAGTTCTTGCCCATAAAGCAGAAGAACTTCCGTTAATCATCGAACTGGTGAGCAAAGATAAAAAATATGTCATTTGCCACGCCGATTATCCTTGTGATAAATACGAGTTTGGAAAGCCAGTTGATCATCAGCAGGTAATCTGGAACCGCGAACGAATCAGCAACTCACAAGACGGGATCGTGAAAGAAATCAAAGGCGCGGACACGTTCATCTTTGGTCATACGCCAGCAGTGAAACCACTCAAATTTGCCAACCAGATGTATATCGATACTGGCGCAGTGTTCTGCGGAAACCTCACATTGATTCAGGTACAGGGAGAAGGCGC